GGTTGATTTTCCGGAGTTTTATTACAAATGGGAACAGGTGGATAGCAACAGATTCCGCTACCGCTTTGCCGAATATAACGTGGACGGAACATTCAAACATGTACCGCACTCTTTAGTTGGGGCCTATAAAGCCTATCAGACAGGGAACAAACTGTACAGCCGAAGTGGAGTGACCCCAACAACAAACGTATCCTCCAATCAATTTGATACGTATGCATCGGCTCGCGGTAAAGGCTACCAGCGTATCGACTTCCAGCAGCATTGCGTGATAGCCTTTATGCTGTATGCCAAATACGGAAACCGTACCCTGCAAGCCGTATTAGGTGCCGGTGGCGCAACCTATAGTCCGGCTACAACAACGGGAAGCAGCAACGCGACCGGCAATGCTGATACCAAAAACGAAAGTTCAAAGTATGTTTGCGGCTTAGGTTTGGAAGGCGTCTTTGGCGGCATTTACGAATGGGTGAAAGGAGTTGAAATCAACAACCGCGTTTGGAAAATCACCGACCCTGACGGGTCAATCCGCAATGTGAATGCCGGGACTTCCGACGGCTGGATAACGGGGGTTGCAGCCGAAAATGGCCCGTTTTTCGATATGGTACCGACAAAAGTGGGCGGCAGCGAAACGACACATTACTCGGATCACTATTATCAAACATCGGGCGGTCCCCTTGTTTTGGCGCGCTCCTATGTCGGCTCGTATGCGGTTGGCGGCGTGGCGTTTGCGTATGCGAATAGCG